ACAATCCGGGGCTTCGGTCGCCCTCCGGGCTCCCTGCGCCCCGGATTGCAAAACCACAACCAAACGGAGACACTAAGGAACCGGTGGAACTTCAGTTTTGACCTGTCCCACCGCGGGGGTCAGGTCAGGGGACCTTCGCCAGTTCCTCGACGGGGGCGCGGGCGATTGCGTGTAGATCGCGGAATTTCAGTGGGGTTGGACCACGTGTTTTGCCGAAACCCCAGACACTTGCATGACCAAAGTTGGTGGCTTCGGCGCCTTACCGGCGCTTTTCTGCCTCGGAAATCGCCCGTAACGGTTTGTGGTTTCGAGGGCGAGCCAGATCTCGCCCTCCCGGCGAATGTGTCAGGATCAAACGAGGCATCGCACTGCGATGAATCTGCACGCGAGCCACGGCGCAGGCGCCTCTGGCTTTGCCGGGTGCGAGGTGGACTAGGGCCCGAGCCTCCGTTTGTGGCCAAAAAAGGAGCGGAGTCGACGGGGCTCGAACCCTTGATACGCGTCTTGGGCCACAATGACTTACAGAAAATCCTTGATTTTTTGTGACACATTTGTGACAAATACTGCGTGAAGATCAGCGAGCGCGGGGCCCGAAAAAAGCGGCGGTTGTCACAAGCTGTCACAGGGAAATGGCCCATCGAGATCTGGGTCGATTCGGTCCGGATACTCATCTACCGGACCGGAAAGAAGCATTTCACGGCCGCGTGGCGGCAGGGCGGGGCGCGGCGTCGGCTGGCGCGCGCCTCCCTCGATGCGGCCAAGGAGGCGGCGGAGGCCATGGCGCGGGATCTCACCGATGGGCGCGCCGAGATGACCGAGATGCGGGTGGGGGACCGGGAGCGGTTCGGCGTGGCGGTGGCCGCGGTGAAACGGACCGGCATCCCGATCGACGTCGCCGCGAAGGAGTATGCCGAGGCGTGGGAGCTGGTGCAGCCGGCATCGCTGCTCCAGGTGGCGCGCTGGTGGCGGGAGAAGCACTCGAAGGAGATCCCATCGAAGCGGATCCCCGATCTGGTCGAGGAGTTCATCAAGGACCGGATCGAGACCGGTCTCTCGGAGCGCTATGTCTCGACGCTGCGATACCGCCTCGGGTGGTTCGCGGGCCGATTCCGGGCGCCGGTCCAGGCGGTGACCGGGCGCATGATCGAGGACGCCCTCGCGCGCCTTCGTGCGAAGCCGAAGACGTGGAACAACTATCGGACGGATATCGTGACCCTGTTCAACTTCGCGCGGTCGCGCGGCTACCTACCGCGGGATCGGGAGGTCGAGGCGACGTTCGTGAAGCGGATGAAGGACCCCGGCAAGCGCATCCGGGTGTTCACGCCGGGGGAGATGTCCCGCCTCCTGCTGGCCGCCGCCCACGGCGTTAAGGAGGGACCCGGAAGGCCCGCGATCCGCCCGCAACCCGATCTGGTGCCGTTCATCGCCATCGGGGGTTTCGCGGGCATCCGTCCGTTGGAGATGCAGCGCCTCGAATGGGCCGACATCCATTGGGACCGGGGCGTGATCGAGGTCGCCAAGCACAAGGCCAAGACCGCCGCCCGGCGCCTCATCCCCATCCAGCCCAACTTGGCCGAGTGGCTCGCGCCACACCGGGCCGCCGGGGGGCGGATCTGCAACACGAAGACCTCCGCGCGGGTGACGGCGCTGGCCAAGGCCATCGGCCTCGAATGGCCCCACGACGTGCTCCGGGACTCGTTCATCAGTTACCGCACCGCCGTCACCCAGAACCTCTCCCAGGTCGCCCTGGAGGCCGGGAACTCCGAGACGATCATTCGCCACTCATACCTAGAGCTGAGGACGACCGATGAGGGAAAGGCGTGGTTTGCGGTGAGGCCCGAAGGATCCGCTTCCAACGTGCTGACTCTGGCAACGGCAGGTTGAGTCAGGGCGTCGTTCTCCATGGTCGGTGTCCACCGGGGGCGCGGGGCGGCGGGGATCGAGGATGCGTTTTGGGGCATGAGGGGCGCCGGATCTCACGGCCTGCTGACGCGCGAGCCTCAATGGGCGCTCGCCAAGCCCCAGTTCACTCGCTAACCTATTGGGAGATAAGGAGGTTGCCGCGGGATCGCGCCTGGCTAAGTGTGAACCGGCGACTCTTCGGATCATCTGCGGCAACACTCTGGCATAGCGGGACGGAACCGAAAGCTGCCCCATGGGACACGAAAGAGTCGGAATCCTGCCGAAATCAACGAGGTGGACGCGCCTGGTTGGCCAGATGGGCGGGGTTTTCTCCGATGAAGTTCCGGTCGGCACCCTTGCCGCACAGACGTTAGAGAACGTCCGCCGCCAGTACGAAACCCTCTTCCAAGACGACGCGGTCAAGACAGCCTTTGCCTTCCTTGTGAAGTTTGCCCGAGCGTGCCGGGCGGAAGACCCACACCAGGCGCTGAGGGCGTCCGGGATCCCCATTGCGGAACGAGCGACGCTTCTGTCCATCGTCAGATCGCTGAAGGAACAGATCCCCCCGCACCAGGCGGCGACTGAGTATGGGCAGATCACCATCGGTGCGGCGGCGGACGCGATTGGAAACTGGTACAAGCAGAACGCCAGTCAACAAATGCCGCTCTTCAAACCGTCGAGCGAGTTTCTTGACTCGTGGCGTCCGCTGGGCGAAGGGTCTGGCTTTTGCGACTTGGCGCGTCTCTTTTTCGGCAAGGTCACGGAGCGGTATCTAAACTACTTCCTCGAAAGAGCGGCATCGGCAACCTGCCCCACACTGGAGCACCGCGAGCGGTTCCGGGAAGGCATAAGGTCCCACGTCGACGGCGTATCGAGGCACGCTTTTGAGACGGCGAAGATAACGCAGTCGTTTGCGGCGGGCTGGTTCAACGGCCATGCCCGCGATAGGGTTCCCAGCGAGCGGGAGATCGAGGGGTTTCTTTCCGTTGCTTTCGGGAAGATGCGGGATGAGCTGCGGCGAGAGGAGCAGGCCGCATGAAGGACGCTTGCCCCCTGCGAGTATTTCTCTGCAACGGCGCGCCGCGGCCGAAGTCCGTCCCAGCTGGCGCGCACGTCACAGCGCTCAACTATCTGAATGACGACCCTGAACGACTGGTCACACTGCGGTTGCCGAAATTCGTCGATCAGCTCTACCACCTTCCGGATCGGATTCTGGATCTGCTGGAACTTGCCGCCTACGTCTTCGCCGCGGACCGGGCGACGTTCCGCGGTGCGAAGGACGCCGTGGAGTATCACGCCTGGCCACGCGCCATGCTGTTCTCCATGAGGGTCCGGGATGCTGAATTCTGGAATCAGCCGCGCGTGAAGGAGAAACTCAGCGCGGCCATCCGGTTCATGACGGGCGACTGCGAATACTCTTTTGATTTTCTGGAAGGGCACACGACGCCGCCAACGTCGCTATTCGACCGAGAGGAGTTCGCCATCGCGCCCCGAGGTCCCGCAAGCGTTGCCCTGTTCTCGGGCGGCTTGGATTCTCTGGCCGGGGTGTTGGAGCGCCTGGCGACCACCAGCGAGGACATCTACCTCATCAGCCATCGGTCGGGGCAGCCGAGCACCAAGAAGACCCAGGCGGCGCTTGTTAGGGTCTTGTGTGCGAACCATCCGGGACGGGTCCACCATTACTCATTCGATTGCGGTCTCGCCCACGTGCGCGGTGTGGAGGAGACACAGCGGACCCGCGCGTTCCTCTTCGGTTCCATCGCCTTTGCCGTCGCCCACCGAATCGGTCTTGATTCTTTCTTCGCCTTTGAGAACGGGGTGACCTCGCTCAACTTCCTCCGCCGGCAGGACCTGATGAATGCGCGGGCGAGCCGCACCACGCACCCGCAGACGCACGCGCTCATGGCGGACTTCTTCGCCGAGGTCCGCGGCGGGCCAGTGAGAGTGCTCAATCCCTTCTGGACGAAGACTAAGGCCGACGTCTTTGCACTTCTGGACAAAGTGGGCGGGAGGGACCTCATCAATAGTTCGGTGTCGTGCAGCAAGACCTTCAACCGCCTGGTGGGCAGCGCAACACACTGCGGATGCTGCTTTCAGTGCGTTGACAGGCGCATTGCGGCCTATGCCGCCGGACTTCATGAGATCGACAACGCGGGCATCTACTCGGCGGACATCTTCAGGGACCGAATCGAGGCCGACGAAGCGCGGACGACTGCGCTCGACTACGTGCGCCAGGCTGTCCATTTTGCCACCGCGACTGACGACGGGTTCTTCATGGAGCGACTTGCCGAACTGAGCGATGTGACACCGTTCGTCGGGATGGAGGAAGATGCCGCCGTCGATGCCGTTTGGGCCCTTTGTCGCCGCCACGGCGAACAGGTTTTGCAGGGCCTGGATGAGGTGAGGCGCCGGTTTGACGACCTGCGATTCCCTTTGGCCGATGGGAGCCTTCTCCAACTCATCGCAACGCGGGCGCACCTTGTTGGTGACGCGGCGGATAAAGGGCCCACACTTGCAACGGTCCAAGCCGGCATCCTAGAGTTGCAGCAGATGACCAATCCCATTTCGGGTGCCGTCGCGAGAATCGAGAAGACCGTCGCGACGGTGCACGAGCACGTTCGGGGCGTTCCCGTCATGCAAGCCGACCTAGCCGAGGCACGAGTTGCACCGGAAGCAGCTGCTCTTGAGATTTATAACCGAATCGCCGACATCCTGACCCCAGAAGAGCAGACGATTTGGCGTGCGGTCCGCAATTCCGGCGGCAGTCAGAAGAATGCCCTCGAATCGCTTCGGAAATCGGGCGTGGTGAAGAGCGCGGCGACCCTGAGTCGGCGCGTCCGGGGCATTGACGAGAAACTCCGCAAGAACAACCTGCCCCCCTGTAACGCATCATCCCCAGCAATGCGATTCACGAAAGGCGGTGGCCACGCCAACGAGGAGGGGATGACCGTGACTGAAGAGATCTCTGCCGTCGAACGTGACTGGGCCGATGATCCCGCAGATCGCGACACCACGATTCGCGCGTACCTAGCGGCCAGCCCCGAGGGGAAAGCCTCCTTCGAGCAGAGGAAACCTGGCATCAAAGATGAGGCGGCAAAGCACCTGGGACGCCACCGATGAAATCCGGTTGAAATCGCTGAAAGCGTGTTCCCGCCAGGGGTTTGCGAGCAATCGCAGCCCCTTTTTTGCTGCCTCATGAAATCTGGCGCTTCTGCCAGATGGCAACCAACCGCAGGCAACGGACGGCGTCGTCTCAGGAAAAGCTTGGCTCCACCCTGGAAGCCAAGTTCGCGCTGATCTGGCGCATCTTGGGCGGGCCGCCGTTGGAGCGAGAGTACCGCTTCGCTCGCCCGCGGGGCTGGCGCTTTGACTTCGCCTCCCCGGAGGATCTGATCGCCTTCGAAATCGAGGGCGGGGCATGGAAGGTCGGTGAGGACGGCCAGCGCGGCGGGCGGCACAACCGGCCCCTGGGCTTCCGCGACGACTGCGAGAAGTACAACGCGGCCGGGGCGCTGGGCTGGCGGGTGTTCCGGGTGACGGGGGAGATGGTCGGGGTCGCGTACCTGGGAGCGCTGCTCTCGGCGCTGAGGACCGGCGGGGGAATCGATTTCCGTCTCGCGCGCAAGGGCGGGCGCGCGGGGCGCTTCAGAACCACGCCCAAGGGGAGAATCCCAAGATGCAATTCACTCAGGCGCAGCGGCGGCGCGCCAAGCTCAAGCTCGCCGTGACCGGCCCTCCGGGCTCGGGAAAGACGATGTCGGCACTTCGGTTGGCCACCGGGCTGGTCGGGCCGGGCGGCAAGATCGCGGTCATCGACACCGAGAACCGCTCGGCGTCGCTCTACTCCGACCGGTTCCGGTTCGACGTGTGCGACATCGACCCGCCCTTCGAGGTGGAGAAATTCGTCGCGGCCATCGGGGCGGCGACGGCCGCGAGCTACGACTGCCTCATCATCGACTCCGCATCGCACCTCTGGAAGGGCGTGCTGGAGTTCAAGGGCTCGCTGGATTCGCGCGGCGGCAATTCCTTCACCAACTGGAACCAGGCGGGCAAGAAGTACGACGCGGGGCTCGCGGCCATCCTGCAGTCCGACATCCACCTGATCGCCTGCATGCGCTCGAAGGTGGAGTACGTGCTGGAGGAGGACATCAAAGGCAAGCAGGTCCCGCGCAAGGTGGGGCTCGCGCCGGTGTTCCGGGACGAGGGCGAGTACGAGTTCACCATCGTCTTCGACGTGGCCCACGACCACACCGCCCAGGTCTCCAAGGACCGCACCGGCATGTTCACCGACCGGATCTTCCAGGTCACCGAGGACATCGGAAAGCAGGTCGGCGCGTGGCTCGACGGCGGGGAGATCCCGGCCGCCGAACCGGCCAGGCCCGCGGCCCCGGCGATTCGTCCGCTCGCCAACCCCGCGCCCGCGCCGAAGGCCCCGGCAAATGACGCCCCCGCCGATGACGAGGGCCCCGAGCGGGAGAAGTTCGCGGAGCTGGTCGCACCGCATCGCGAGCAGGCGCTGGCCTGGATGGTGCGGGAGGGCTGGCTCAAGGAGGGTGCCCCGCTCGCCTCCCTGGACATTTCCAACATCCGCAAGGTGCTCAAGCGGCCGGCTGCGTTCCTCCGGGCGGTGCAGCAGGCGGCTGCCGCGGCGGGGGTGGCGTCGTGAGCGCCGCCCTCATCGCGGTGACCGGCGTCGACGACGTCCAGATCGCCATCGAGCCCGAGGTGCGGGAGCAATCCCACGCCCTGCTGGTCGAGGCGGGGGAGATCCTCGCCGTCGCCAACAACTTCGACCAGGAGGCGGCGGCCGAGGTGCTCGCGCGCCTGCAGGAGATGGCCCGCGGGGTCGAGCGGGCGCGCAAGGCGGTCAAGGATCCCGTGCTCGAGGTCGGGCGGAGGATCGACGCGATCGCGTCGGAGTTCTCCGGCCCGCTGGAGGCCGAGGCCGACCGGATCGGGCGACTGATCGGCGCGTACCGCACGTCCCTCCAGGCGGAGATCGCCAAGAGGGAGCGCGAGGAGCGCGAGAAACGCCAGCAACTCATCGAGGACGCCAACCGCGAGAGGGCCAGGCTCGAGGCCGAAGCCGCCGCGGCCAAGACCGAGGCGGAGAGGAAGGCCGCCGAGGAGAAGGCTGGGGAACTCGTGCGGCAGACAAACGCCGCGCTGGTGGAGAGCAAGCAGGCGGAGGTCAACGCCAGGATGCGGCCCGCCGGCATCGTCGAGCGCGGCTCGTGGAAATACGAGGTCGAGGACGTCAACAAGCTCTTCGAATCGCGTCCCGACCTCTGCCTCATCGAGCCCAACGGCGCCGCGATCCGCGGGGCCATCAAAGGCGGCCTGCGCCAGTGCCCGGGACTCCGGATCTTCAAGGACTCGAAGGTCACGACGCGCCGGGCCGCGTGAGTTTCAACAACCAACCAGAAAGGAAAGACATCACATGCCAAAGGTACAGTTCCAGGACCGGGGAGGCTTCCAGTTGCTCGAACCCGGCGATTACATCGCGTTCGTGGCCGAGGCCCGCGAGGGCACCAGCCAGAACGGCAACCCGAAGATCGACCTCAAGCTCGAGGTCAACGGGGCCACCGTCTACGACACCCTCACCTTCACGGAGAACGCGGGCTGGAGGATCGACACGTTCCTGAAGGCCTGCGGGCTCGCGCCGGAGAAGGGCCAGTTCGTCGAGGTGACCGCCGAGATGTGCGAGCGGGCGGTGGCCCGCGTGCGCATCGGGAGGAGGCCGGGCCGCAAGGACCCCGGCAAGGTCTTCAACTCGGTGGAGGCCTGGCTCACCGACAAGGAGTCGCTGGCGGTCGCCGACAAGGCGCGGGACGACATCCCGTTCTGAGGGGCGAATGAAATCGACCCAGGACTTGCTCACGCTTCGGGATGCCGCCGCGAAATTCGGCCTCAGCCCGAAGACGCTGCGCGCCATGGTGGCCCGCCGGGAGATCGGATGCGTCCGGCCCGGCGGGCCCCGCGGCCACATCTTCATCCCGCAGTCCGAGATTGACGCGCACATCCGGCGGCACTTCCGGCCGGCGAAGGGGACGCAGATCTGAGGGGCCATGGAGCTTCGCCCGTACCAGTCCGATTGCGCCCATGCCGTGGAGCGGGGATGGGGGGAATTCTCCCGCCAGCTGCTCGTGTTGCCCACCGGCGGGGGCAAGACCATCGTCTTCGCGCACCTCGCGCGATGGGAGGCGGACCGCGGGGGCAAGACGCTCGTGCTGGCCCACCGCGAGGAATTGATCCTCCAGGCCGCCGACAAGATCCACGCGGCCACCGGCCTTCGCGCCGAGATCGAGCGGGCGGCGGACAGGGCGGGGCCGGGCGCGGCGGTGGTGGTCGCCAGCATCCAGAGCATGATCCGCCGGCTGGACCGCTGGCCGTCGGAGCATTTCTCGCTGGTGGTCGCCGACGAGGCCCACCACGCCATCTCCGATTCCTGGCGCACGGTGCTTGACCACTTCGGCGGGGCGCACGTGCTTGGCGTGACCGCGACCCCGGATCGCGGCGACAAGCGCAACCTCGGGACCTTCTTCGAGAACGTGGCCTACGAGGTGTCGCTGTTCGAACTGATCCGGCAGGGCTATCTCTCGCCCATCGCGTGCAAGGCGATCCCGGTCCGGATCGACCTGGGCGCGGTGCGGAAGGTGGCGGGGGACTACTCCGAGGCCGACCTGGGCGAGGCGGTCGAGCCCTACCTGCGGGAGATCGCCCGCGCGATCCGCGACCACGCCTCGTTCCGCCGGGCGCTGGTGTTCCTGCCGCTGATCCGCACCAGCCGCGCATTCTGCGACATCTGCCGCGCCGAGGGCCTCGCCGCCGAGCACGTCGACGGGACGATGGCCGAGCGCCGCACGGTGCTCGACGGATTCGCGCGCGGGGATTTCGACGTGCTCTGCAACGCGATGCTGCTCACCGAGGGCTTCGACGACCCCGGCATCGATTGCGTGGTGATCCTGCGCCCGACCCAGTCCCGCGCGCTGTACTCGCAGATGGTGGGGCGTGGCACCCGCGTCGCCCCCGGCAAGGACAACCTGCTGCTGCTCGATTTCCTGTGGCTCCACGAGAAGCACAACCTCATCCGGCCCGCGCACCTGGTCGCGGCCAGCGAGGAGATCGCCGCCGAGATGACCGCGCGGCTTGCTGCCGGCGGCGGGGACGAGGAGAAGGACCTCGAGGAGCTATCCCGCGAGACGACCGCCGACCGCGAGGAGAAGCTCCGGGCGGAGCTGGAGGCCCACGCGAGGCGCAAGGGCCGGATGATCGACGCGGTCGAGTTCTGCCTGTCGCTCCACGACGTGGCGCTCGCCGAGTACGAGCCGACGATGGGCTGGCACGAGAAGCGGCCCTCGCGGGGGCAGCTCGCCATGCTCTCGGCCGCCGGCTTCGACACGGACTCGATCCGCGACCGCGGCCACGCCTCCGCCATCATCGATTGCCTGGTGACCCGCAGGAGGCAGGGCATGGCCACGCCCAAGCAGATCAGGTACCTCCGCGCCCTCGGCCATCCCGCCCCGGAGTCCGCGACTTTCGAGGAGGCCTCGGGGTTCCTCGGCGCGCGGTGGGGCAGGAGGGCGGCATGATCGGGCGCGGGGATGCCAGGGTGAGGTGCGACCGTTGTTCCGGGCGTGGCTACCACGCCAGCGGCACGCGCGCGATCCGGTCCGGGGAAAGGGACTTCGAGGTCGCGGTGGCCCGCTGCCCGGCCTGCCTGGGGATCGGCTCCCTTGAGGCCGGGGACGTCCTCGAGGATCTCTCCCTGTGGAGACGGCACCGGATGCTGGCGAGGGCGGGGGGAGGAAGCTGAGTGAACGACCTCCCCGCGGCCACCCGGCGCTACCTCAGCGAGAAGACCCCGGAGGGCGAGCGCAACACCGCGCTCTTTGCCGCCGCGTGCCAGTTCCGGGACGCGGGGGCGGGCGGCGACGAGGCCGAGGCGGCGCTATTGCCCTGCGCGGCGCGCGACGGGCTTCCCGAACCGGAGGCGCGCAAGGCGATCCGCTCCGCGTTCCGGAAACAACCGCGCCAGCCCATCAGACACCTGCACCGGTTCATGGATCGAGGCCAACCGGCGCGCCCCGTGACGCACAACGCCGATGCCCAAACGCCGCCCGCAAAGGCCCCCGCGCGGCGTTTCTCTGCGCCCGCGAGTGTCGCGACACCCCCGGAGGCGAGGGAGGGCATCATGGCGACGTACCTCCACCTCGAGGCGGCCTACGGGCCCGATGAGGTGATCTCGATCGCGGCCGGGGCGATGGGAGAGGATGGCCGAGACCACCCCGCCTGCGCGGGCGAGACCCGCACGCGCGACGAATGGCTGAAGCTTCTGGAGGGCGGCGCCGATCCTTGGCCCAGGGAACCGGGCGCGGGCGTTTTCGTGCGGATCAACCCGGTGAAGGCGGGAGGCAAGGCCGACGCCGACGTGACCGCCTTCCGCCACGCCCTGCTGGAATGGGACGACCTGCCCGTCGATCGGCAGTGGCCCATCATCCGCGACTCCCGCCTCCCGGTCACCGCGGTGATCAACTCAGGAGGCCGCTCGCTCCACGCCTGGGTGCGCGTGGACGCGAAGAACGCCCAGGAGTACCGCGAGCGCGTCGCCGCGCTCCACGAGTACTTCGCCGATTGCCCGCCCTGCGCCAAGAACAAGAACCCCTCGCGCTTCAGCCGGCTCGCGGGAGTCGCGCGCGGTGACGCGCGGCAGGCCCTCCTGGCGACCGGCATCGGCGCGGCATCTTTCGGGGAGTGGCACGCGGAGGCGAACTCCCGCCTCCCCCGGATCGTGGACGCGAGCGACCTTCTGGCCCAGCACGCCGAGGAGCCCGGGCCCCCCGTGCTGGTGGCCGGCGTGCTCCACCAGGGATCGAAGATGGTGATCGGCGGGGGCTCCAAGTCGTACAAGACCTGGGCGCTCACCGACCTCGCCGCCTCGGTGGCATCGGGGCTGCCGTGGTGGGGATTGCAGACGGCGCAGGCCCGAGTCCTCTACATCAACTTCGAGATCCAGCCCTACTTCTACGCCCGCCGCCTGGGCGACGTCGTCACCGCCAAGATCTGCCCGGTGATCCCCGGGATGCTCGACGTGTGGAACCTCCGCGGCCACGCCGCCTCCCTGGATGCGCTGGTGCCGGAGATCATCGCGCGCATCCGGGACCGCGGCTACGGGCTCATCATCATCGACCCGATCTATAAGGGCCTCGGCGGTCGCGACGAGAACAGGGCGGGGGACGTGGCCGAGCTGCTCAACGAGGTCGAGAGGCTCGCCACCCAGACGGGCGCCGCCGTGGTCTTCGGCGCGCACTTCTCCAAGGGCAACCAGTCCGGCAAGCAGTCGGTGGACCGCATCGGCGGATCGGGCGTCTTCGCCCGCGACCCCGACTCCATCCTCACCCTCACCCCGCACGAGGAGCCCTTCTGCTACACCGTCGAGGCCACCCTGCGCAACTTCCCCCACCTCGCGCCCTTCGTGATCCGCTGGAGCTTCCCCCTCTTCCAGCCCGTCTCCCTGGACGCCGGCAAGCTCAAGAAGGTCGGCAGGCCCGAGGCGGTGCCGGCCGCAGACCTGCTGGAGCGCCTCGGCGCGGAGGGCATGTCGCCCAAGGCATGGCTCGCCGCGGTGCAGGAGGTCCACGACCTCAGCCGGGCCTCTTTCTATCGGATCCTCGAAAAACTCGTCGCCACAGGGCAGGTCCAGAAGTCCGAGGCGGGCATCTACGTCCGCGCAAACCGATAAGGGGAAAGGCAAAAATGACTCACGAAATCTCGCGGTCTCAAAAACAAATCTCAGTCTCAGAGACAAGCCCGTCTCAAAATCTCAAAACCCCCCTTATAGGGGGGTTTGAGATTGAGACAGGCGTCGGTCTCGGTAATCGGCCTGTCTCAAAAGGCGCGGGTGAGACAGCACCCACCCTGTTCGTCCGCACCGTCCACCAGGTCTGGGTCCGCCACCCCATCCTGGGCGATCTCCCCTTCGGCCCGCGATACGAGGCCCGCAACGCGCCGCTGCCCGTCGATCGGTTCAGCTTCGACGACGTCCTCGATGCCCACGAGGCCTGCATCCTCCTCGAGGACTACCTCCGCCGCCACCGCGGCACCCCGACCCGAAAAAGGAAGTGACCCATGGCCAAGCCCCGCGAAGAAGATTTCCGCGACCCCGCCGACTCCATCCACGCCTCCTATTGGCCCGATCCGGCAGACGCCATCGACACGCCGGCCGACAGGCTCCGCGAGGTGGCCGCATCGCGCGATCCGGGCGCCATCCTCGGCCACATCCGCCAAGAGGTCGATGCCCAGATCGCCGCGCGCATCGTCGCGGCGTTCATGCTGGTGCTCGCCGACCTCGCCACCGACGACAAGCCCGCCCTCGGCATCCAGTGCTGCCTCTACGCGATCAACCGAAATCCCCTCTCCGAGACCCAGATCGCAAGGCGCTTCGGCGTCACCAGGGCCGCGGTCTCCAAGCGCGTCGTCTGCTTCTGCGAGCGCCTCCGGCTGCCCGAGGCCCGCGGGATGAAGAGGGCCGAGGCCCGCCAGACCTACCGCCAGCGCCAGCGCAAAGTCGCGCGCGGTAGACACCGCCCCAAGGGTGCATGGAGACACGACGGCATCCTGAAAGGAGAGGTCCATGAGCACCAAAAATGACACGCCCGCCACCATCGACGCCAGGCAGATCGCCGAGGCCAAGCGCCTCTACCGTGAGGCAGACGAGGCCGCCAAGAGCGCCGTCGCCAGCGTGGGCAAATCCGTGCGCCTCGCCCACGAGTGCGGTGCCGTGCTGCTGGCCATCCGCGCCAAGTACCCCGAGGTCAGGGGAGGGGACAAATCGGGCACGAACGGGGCAGATCGAGCAAATCTTTCACATGTGAAAGTTTTGCCCCCCTGGCAGGAGTTCGTCGAGAAGCAGCTCGGCTTCGACTACATGACCGCCTATCGCTACATCCGCCTCGCCCAGATCCCCCTCGAGCAGGTCACCGCACAGGCCAAGTCCATCCGCCAGGCGTACCAGCTCGCCGGGGTCATCCCTCCCCCCGAGGCCAAGCAGCGCGACGGCGACACCGCCCGCGTCTTCAACCCGTACCCCCACCTCGCCAAGGTCACCGTCTACCTCAACGCCCGGATCTCCTCAGAGCCCCCGGACCGGTGGGAGGACCGGCAGGCGTTGAAGGAACAGATAAAGCCGCTGGTGGATTTGTACGCAATGTTGTAACGCTGAGACACTTGACAAAGAAGCAGGCGGTTCTTATCAAACTCGCGCAATCGATAGACCAGTTTCGAAAAGGAAAACTTATGCGTGAGCTCGTCTTTGTTTCTGTGCTCTACCTCTCGATTCCAAGCCTGAGCTTGGGCCTGACAATGGAGATGGTAACGGTGGGCGACCCTGGCAATGCGCCCGACCCGCTCAACACCAGCGTGGTGCCCGGCATCGGAAGCGTTGCGTACACCTACGCCATTGGAAAGCACGAGGTGCAGAACAGCCAATACGCGGAGTTCCTAAATTCGGTGGCCGCAACAGATACCTATGGGCTCTACAACAGCAGCATGGATTCCGATGCTCGCGGGGGAATAACGCGCTCGGGTTCGAGCGGCAGCTACACGTACTCGGTGAAATCCGGCTACGAGAACGTGCCGGTGGTCTTCATTTCGTTCTATGATGCGGCGCGATTCGTGAACTGGCTTGAGAACGGGCAGGGCGGTGCGGGAACCACCGAATACGGAAGCTATACGCTGTTCACGAATGGTTCGACAACGACCAACATCAGCGCCCGCGCGGCCAATGCCACTTGGGTGATCCCCACCGAGAACGAGTGGTACAAGGCCGCGTACTACGACCCGACCGCCAGCGGGACGACAAACTACTGGCTCTACCCGACCCAGAGCGATGCGATCCCCAACAGCCGCCCGCCCAACGGGACCGACGCCAACAGCGCGAACTTCTACCGTGACGACGGCTCGCCCGATGATTTCCTCAACGATGGCTTCGCGAAGACCGGGAGCACGAGCGACTACAGCGGCACGAACTATTTGACCGACGTGGGCGCCTATACTCTGGCCGCCAGCTACTACGGGACCTTCGACCAGGGAGGCAACGTGTGGGAGTTGAACGAGACGCTCATCGACGCAGATCGGGGCCTGCGGGGCGGCGACTGGCTTTACGACGAATACGGCCTCCGGTCGTCGTACCGGGACCGCAGCCCGCCCACGGGCGAGTACTTCGGCCGCCTCGGGTTTCGCGTCGCCATGATCCCCGAGCCCGGGACGTTTGTGGCCATGGCGTTAGTGGGGCTCGCGGCCTGCGTCTGGTGCCGACGACGACGTTGACAGGACCCCGGTAGGGAGTCTTCTAAAGCCCAAGAGACGGCGGGGGAACCCCACCACCCCCCCGAAAACCCATGTGAAGTGGCAAGTTCAACTTGCCAGAAAATCCGATGAGCCGGAGGCGCGAAAACTGACAGAACCATCGGAATCCAAGTAGGTTGCCCATCGGGGCTGCTCTTGAGAAAAACCAGGAAACCGGCCCAACTTGCCAGAAAACCGATCCTCTAGGGAGCGGTACAATGGCCGGAGATGATGACTGGGGCGCCAGGTGATGTGGGAGCCGAGGCTGATCGCCACGGGTCGGTCCCAATGAGCCGCTTAGTCGGGATGACGAGATGCGCGACTTGGGTCTCATGATGGGTTTGTTTGCTGATCGAGTCCCTGTGTCGCCCTGAGATCGCTATTTCTTGCGCTCCCACACCCGAATGTAGTCCACTTCCATCGAGGTTGGGAATCCCTTTTCGGTCGCGGCTTGCGGGATGGGTTTCATTTCCTGGCCGACCCATCCGAGGTGCGGATAGCGCAAGCCCAGTGAAAGCGCGAGGTTCATGGCGAGATGCCAGTACTTGTTCGCCTTCCGCGCGACTTCTTTGCCGTCGACATACCACACGATGGTTTCTGGAGTGACATCGCAGCCATAGACGTGAAAGGCATCACGGGGATCCCATGGGGCCATCCACGAATTGGCGCACAATTCCGGGTCCATCAATGGCCGCACCCATCTGATCTTTCCATCTTTGTCGGCGAGCCGCAGATGGAGATTCATGTCTATGTGATTGACCGGGTCGCGCACTTGGGTTGACCGATTCAATTCGTGCATCTGCAACTCAACAATGTCGATTTCGCAGTAACGCACCTCGCCCTCCGTCGCCTTGCCGTCGCTAAACAGCCAGAAGGCCGGGCAGGCTCCGGGGAATAGGCTGCATCCCTTGATCCGCGCTTCGTAATAGCCATAGGTTCTCTTGAGCTTTGAGCGAAGTATTCCTGACTTATAGAAGAATCTCTGCTGCTGATTGCCGCGCGTGTGCGGATCATAGGTCATGCGCAGCACAAGATTGCCGTTTTCCTGCGTGGCGTTGTTCTCATCCCAAGTCCATGGACCCCAGCTTGCCGGCCTCGTGGTCCATTTCCTCGGATCGGGCGTGGCCGCGGCGAACTCATCCGAGAAAGCGGGCTTCAAAACCCACTGGCCCGTCTGACCCAGGGGACCTGAGGCATCCGGTCGGCTTGGATCTGCACGAAGCGCTGCCAGCGCCGCGAGCAGCAAGATGATTGTAAGTGAGTGACGACAGATGTTCACGCTGGAAATTCCGGATGCCGTGGACGTTTACAGCCCAACTTTGATTGTGCCGACCGATCGGCCGCATATGCCGGGTCCAGCCGAGTATATTGGCGAGCGAAAAGCGGCGGAAATTCCCCGATACATGAGGAAAGTTTCTTCTCCGTGCGCACCGAGTCAAGCACCGTCAACGGTGCAGTGGTTCACAGATACCCCGCCGCCTTGAAGCTGAACCAGCCCTCGGGGTACGCAGAGGATGGGGACCCGATGATGACGTGATCGAGTAGGGGGATGTCGAGGACCTTGGAGGATTCGCGGAGGGATCGGGTGATGCGATGTCAGGTTTGATGCGCTGCGTTGCCGACCCGGATCAGCCTTGCTCTTGTGGGCCGGCGTTGGCATTTTGTGAGGGTGATCGCGGGACTGGACAGTTCATGTCTCCCGGAATGTTGGGTGTCGTCGGAGGGAGTCAGCGCAACTCACGGGGGATTCCGAATATGAGATCGATCGGGCGATTGGTGGCGAGCGTGAGTTTGCTGGTCCCGGGGATTCTGCTGGCTCAGGGCGGGGGCACCCTGAGTGAATCCGAGCGGTCCTATGTGGCCCGGATTCTGGAGCCCGTTTCGGACATTTTGGCCAAGAGTCGTGAGTCCGCCGAGCGCCAAAGGGCGAAATACGTCGCCGACCTGAGAGCCTTGGAGATCGACGTGGCGCGAAGCGGGGATCTGGAAGCGGTGAAGGCGGTGCGCGCCGAGCGTGAGGCGTGGGAGGGCGGCAGGAGCACGCCAGGGTTCGAAGCGGGAGGGAGGTTCTCCCTGTCGAAGGTGGCGACAGTTCGGAGAGATCTGGATGCGGCACTTCGGGCTGGGGAGCGGCAAGCCAAGCGGGCGCTGGAGCAAGAGACGATAAAGGCGATCAAGGCGTTGGACCGCATGAAGGTGGAGTTAACCCGCGCAACGCGGATTGATGCGGCCTTGGAATTGGAGAAGCAAATTCAGTCATTGAAGGGGGGGACGTTTGAGGTCGTTGCCACCGTGGTTGGTCAAGGGGTCGGCGGTCGCCAGGGCGGTGTGCCCCCGCGGCTGTTGGGGGACACGACATCGAGGCCCGCGGACGCGACAAAGGATCGCCCGTTCATCAACTCCCTGGGCATGCCGTTCGTTCCGATCAAGGACACCGGGGTGCTCCTCTGCGTGTGGGAGACGCGAGTGAAGGACTTTGGGATGTTCGTCAAGGACAGCGGGTACACTTGGAGTCAGAAGGCGACGTTCGAGCAGACGCCGGAGGATCCGGTCGTGATGGTGAACTGGGACGACGCGAATGCCTTTTGCGCGTGGCTCTCGATCAAGGAGGGTCGGGAATACCGCCTTCCGACCGACGAGGAGTGGGACACGGCGGTGGGCAAGGAGAAGTATCCCTGGGGTGACGATTGGCCGCCGCCCCGGAACGTGGAGAACATTGGTGGGGAGGAAGTAGTGCGGGGCAGACCCGACGATCCTAAAGGGACCGCTCTGAAGGGGTACAAGGACAATCATCCACGCACCGCCCCGGTGGGGAGCTACAAGGCGAACAAAGCAGGGCTCTGTGACATGGGTGGCAACGTGCGCGAATGGGTCCAAGACTGGTACGCCGACACCCATCTCAAGAAGAGCAAGGCCGGCGGCGGTAGCTATGAGCCGAAGGCCGACGAAATGGCCGACATCCAAGAGGGCAATGTGCGGCGCGTTTTGCGGGGTGGATATTGGGCCCTGCCTAATGCCGGCTTTCTCGCGTCGTCGTCTCGCGTACCGGTTCACCCCGACGCTCGTTCGAGCAATGTTGGGTTTCGGTGCGCCATCGTGGTCTCTTCGCCCTGAAACGTGGCGCACTGGTTTCCGCTCGGCCTATTCCAGGTTGGCGGGGTAGGTGCGTTGGGGAAGTGTGACCGTCGCGTCAAAGGTACCCCGCCGCCTTGAAGGAGAACCAGCCCTCGGGGTATGCCGTCGATGGCGCGCCGATGATGACGTGGTCCAGGAGGGGGATGTCGAGGACCTTGGAGGATTCCTTGAGCGATCTGGTAATTCGGATGTCGGCTTCCGACGGCGTGGGGTCCCCTGACGGGTGGTTGTGCACGAGGACCAGGGCGTAGGCCCTGCGGGCGATTGCCGGCGCAAAGACTTCCCTCGCGTGCACCAGGGCTTGGTCGAGCAGCCCGCGGGAGACCTCCTCGGCGGCGATGAGGTGGAGCTTGGCGTTGAGCAGGACGACCCGCGCGCTCTCGGAGGGGAGCAGCCGCATCTCGGGGCCGACCAGTTCCGCGATCCGGGAGGCGTCGTCGAACTTGTTGGCGGCGGCGCGTCGACGGGCGAGCCGGACGCCGATCTCGATGGCGGCGTGGATCTGGGCGGCCTTGACCTCGCCGACGCCGGGGACCTTGGCCAGTTCCTCGACCGGGGCGCGGGCGATGGAGGGGAGGTCGCGGAACCGGGCCATGAGTTCCTCGGCGACCTGGAGGGCGCAGGCGCCCTTGGGTCCGGTGGGGAGGAGGACGGCGAGCAGTTCCGCGTCGCGGAGGGCTCCGGTTCCTCGCTCGAAGAGGCGGGTGCGGGGCCGCTGTTCGTTGGGCATCTCGTGTAGCTTCATGCGATGAGAGGCAACAGGTGACGTGCCAAGGTGGGGCGGCGGGTACGATTGATGGCACCGCCCTCGGTTCGAGGGACTTGATGGCGCGGAGAAAGCCGTCGCGGTGGCACGGGACTTTCTCACGGGGAGAACCGTCGCGCCGCTGAACGGATCTGTCCCTCCGCTGAACAGACCTGTCCCGTCGAGCGACAGGTGACGCAGGCAACCGCCGGTGGTGTGATTGGCCTGCGCCGTCACCGCCCTGCGATCCAACGCCTTGCCATCTATTTCACCCAACGGCGGCGGGTGGCACGGAACCTGTTGCTACACCACCATGAGCACAACACCGATCGGATACGAGATAAGCGCCGAGGCCATCATCGCGGAGGCGAGGCGCCAGGAGGCGGAGCGGGCGAGGGCCGCGATCATTGCCGCCGGTCCGCAGACCTGCGGGCGGTTCAGCTACGACCCCGCGACGGGGGCGATCACCGGACCCGCCGAGTACATGCAGAGCGAGAGCTGCGCCCGCCGCATGGCCGCGATCACCGAGGGCCGGGACGCGGTGGCGGGCTTCGGATATTCCCAGCATGGCGACGTGATCAAGGCGGTGCTGGTGAGCCTGCAGACCGACTACGCCGCGTGGAAGGGCATGCGCGATTTCGAACGGGGGCTCGGATGAGAACCCCGCACGAATGCCCCGAGTACGACGAGGTCATCGCCGACGAGATCGCAGCGCGCCGCGCATGCCGCCGCATCGAGAAACAGTTTCCCCGCCCGAACCGCTGGCGTCCGGGCCGGTCCCACCATCACCCGCCAGCACTGGAACTGGAGAAACACATGCCGGAGAACAGCACCACCAAGACCACCCTGGAGTTCAAGAGGCTCCGGGAGACCAAGAACACCGTCCGCTTCGAGGAACAGACCGAACCCGGCAAGCCGCCGGTCATCGGGACCATCTACATCCAGAAGTGGTTCATCGGCGACGCGGAGAACGTCACCCTCACCATGGAGGCGAAGTAGCATGGACAAGCTCTACTACATCGTCTGCGAGGAGAAGGGCGCGACCCTCTTCGAGGGCAAGTTCCAGGGCCGCACCCGCGGGGCGGCGATCAAGTTCCTCAAGGCGCAGATCGGCCGGCAGAGCCTGGCGGGGGTCGTGTTCACGGTCACCGAGATCCCGGTGCCGGTCATCCGGGAGATCGTCGAGGCGATCATGAGGGGCGAGCCCATCGCCGCCCCGACGGCGGCATCGCCCGCCGCGCCCGTCGCGCAGCCCGAGCCCGAGGCGAAGGTCGTGCGGTTCGACGCGTTCGAGAAGCCGGAGGCCCCCGCCAACGGCGATGGCGATGTCCGCTGGGCGGAGATCCGGCGCTTCTACAAGGAATGCCGCAGCCCGAAGAAAACCGCGCAACGTTTCTGCGTCTCGGTCAACACGATCAAGGCGCGGGTGCGGAGGGAGGGCTGGTGATCGCGGCGGAGGTGTCGCCGCTCAACTGGCGGCCGGGGTCGGTCGATGAACTGATCGGCCCCGCCCGCCGCGCGGCGGAGGCGCTCTTGGCCAAGGCCCGCCGGCTGCGGGCCGGGGAGCGCGGCACGATGAAGGTGCTGCTCTACGGCCCGCCCGGCGTGGGCAAGACGACGGTGGCCGGCATGGTGGCCGCCGAGCTGGCGGGGAGCCCGCTGGCTGTGGACGAGGTCAACGGCAAGCTGGTGACGGTCGAGGCGGTGAAGGGCTGGATGGGATCGCTGGGCCTCGGGAACCTGTTCTCCCCCTGGTCGGTGCGGATCATCAACGAGCTGGACCGCTGCACCCGCGACGCCCAGGACCTGCTGCTGTCCTACCTTGACGCGCTCCCGCCCGGTCGCGCGGTGATCGGCACCAGCAACCTGCAACTGGACCTGCTCACCGAGCGTTTCCAGACCCGCTTCCAGGCGATCAAGCTTCTCCCACCGGACACAGGTGAGATCGCGGACCTCCTGGCCTCGCGGTGGGACATCGACGACGCAACCGCCGCCCGGATCGCGGTGGGCAGCGGGGGCTGCGTCCGGGCCGCGCTGGCGGACCTGGAGAGCGCGGTGGACCTCGCGAGGCTTTGACAGGCCGCGCATATCCGATGAGCAAGACGGCACCGAAAGCCAAGGCCCTCGCCGATGGGGTGGAGGTCTGGTGCGAGTTCGGCAAGCTGGTGCCGGTCGAGGATCTCAGGCCCAACCCGCGCAACCCCAACACCCATCCGGGGCGGCAGGTGGAGCTTCTGGCCAAGAACATCCGGCATTTCGGGTGGAGGCATCCCATCACGGTCTCGAAGCGCAGCGGCCTCATCGTCTCCGGCCACGGGCGGCTCATGGCCGCGCAACACCTCGGGCTAAAGATCGTTCCGGTGGACTACCAGGACTTCGCGGGCGAGGACGACGAGCTTGCGGTGCTGGTGGCCGACAACCGGCTCGCCGAACTGGCCACGGTGGACTTGAACGAGCTGGAGCGCATCGCGGAGGGCTGGCGCAATGAGAACTTCGACACGCTCCTGGCGGGCTTCGAGCCCGCGGACCTCGATTCGCTGCTGCGGCCAGCCGACGCCGCGCCCGAAGCGGGCGGGGGGGACGACGTGGGCGACCTGGAGAAGGGCGACGTGACGATCGCGGTCGGGATGTACCGGTTCCGCGTCACCCAGGCCGAGTTCGGCGCCTGGGCCGACGCGCTGCGCCAGGAGGTCGGTTTCGACAAGGACGCGGTGTTGGCCGCGATCCGGGGGAGGCTCGGGCTATGAGGGTGACCGCCGAGCCCCTGGATGCCGTTCGTGGCAGCACTTACAATCCACGCCAGGTCGATCCCCGGCGGCTGGACCTGATCGAGCTTTCGCTTCGCAAGCTGGGGTTCCTCGCCCCGATCTACGCCGACGCCGATGGGGAGATCCTCTCGGGCCACCAGCGGCACCTGGTGGCGGCCCGCATGGGCGCCGCCCGCGTCCCGGTGTTCCGGGTGGGGGCGATGCCCTTGGAGCGGCGCAAGGCGCTGAACATCGTCTTCAACCGGGCGACCAACGATTTCGATTTCCACTCGACCCCCGGCGGCGCGACCCGCGAGCTGGACGGGATCGACCTGCGGGGATTGGCGGAGGCGATCCCGGACAAGTCGCCGGACTCTGGCGAATTTCTGCGCTGTCTCGCCCCCGCCAGGGCGAAGGTCAAGGACCTGTGCCGGGTCAACGCCGGGAAGTGGATCCGCTACGCCCGCAACCTCGCCCGGACCCTGGACCGCAACGGGGTCGAGATGCCGCTGGTCTGCCGCGCCGACGGGACGGTGGTCAACGGCATCGGGCGGCTGGAGATGCTCGCCGAGCGGGGAGAGGACACCGCGCCGGTCGTGTACGTGACCGACCAGGAGGCGGAGTTCGCCCGCGCGATGATGAACCTGCTCTCGATGGATTTCGACATCCACACCCGCTACGCCGACCTGCTCCGCCACAACTCGTTTCGCCGGGCCCGCCGCGTGAGGGCGGGGCTGGGCAACGGCTTCACCTTCGCGGTCCACGGCTCGGCGCCCTGCGGCACCTTCGACATCCGCAAACCGACCGACCGGGGCCGCTGGGTCAAGGAGCACGGCAACTGCGTGCTGGATTTCGGGGCCGGCCACCTCACCGAGACGATGCTCCTGCGCGAGGCGGGCATCGCGTGCACGCCCTTCGAGCCCTACCGGCTTTCCGGGAACGAGATCAGCGCCCGCGAAAGCATCGAGATGGCCCGCGGGTTCCTGGAGGCCGTGGCCGATGGCGTCGAGTGGACGTCGGTCTTCATCAGCAGCGTGCTCAACTCGGTGCCCTTCCGGGCCGACCGGGAGAAGATCGTCGCGGTCTGCGCGGCGCTGTGCCGGCCCTTCACCCGCCTGTATGCCTGCGCCTCCAGCGTCACCGAGACCGGCTGGCGGCAGGTCCGGGGCAAGGCGTTCATGAACGAGTCCAACGCGGCGAACATCTGCTTCCGGCTGGATTACGAGCCCGGCATCCGCATCGGGGACTTCCAGGACAGGCCCAAGGTCCAGAAGTACCACACCGAGCGGGAATTTTTCGACCTGTTCGGCCCCCACTTCCGGTCGGTCAAGGTCGCGGAGATGAGCAACAACGTGACGGCGATCTGCTCCGGGCCGCTGCCGGTGGACCCCGCCCGCCTGCGGGAGGCGGTGGATTTCGAATTCGACCTCCCGTATCCGGACGGGAGCCGCATGGGGCTGGCCGCCGAGGCGCGGGCGGCGTTCGCCAAACGATTGGGGGTGGCGCTGTGATCGTGCTCCTGGACCTCAACTACACGCTGGCGGAGAACTCCCCCGAGCGCGGGGTCTCGCCCCCGCCGATGGCCAAGCGCCTGCAGGAGGAGACCTACCGCCTGTGGCTGGTGAAGCTGCTCCGCCCGCATCATGTGATCCTGGTGACAGCCAGGCCCGAGCGCTGGCGCGAGCCGACGCTTGAGCGCATCCGGGCGCTGACGGGCTGGTCGCCGCAGGAGGCCTTCTTCAACGACCGCAACCTCGGGCCGCCCGCCTTCAAGGAGCACGTGCTCCGGGCCCACCTGCTGCGGCGCTTCGAGCCCGAGGAGATGTTCGCCATCGAGAGCAACCCGAGGACCAGGGCGATGTACGAGAGGTACGGGATCCCGGCGATGCCGGTGGGGGAGAGGCCATGGAGACGTCTACCAGCGTAGGGCACATGCCGGGGGAGAAGTGGGCGTTCGACGAGGCGGTGACGGGCTGCTTCGACGATATGCTGGCCCGCAGCATCCCGCAGTACGCCGTGATGCGCGACGCGGTGGCGCGGATCGCCGCCCGCCACGCGCGGCCCGACACCGCCATCGTTGACCTGGGCTGCTCGCGCGGCGAGGCGCTGGCCCCGCTGGTGGAGCGACTCGGCGGCCGGAACCGCTTCATCGGGGTGGAGGTGTCCGAACCGATGCTCGCCGCCGCCCGCGAGCGCTTCGCCGACCACATCCGCTTCGGGATGGTCGAGATTCTGGACATGGATTTGCGCAACGCCTTCCCCGAATGCCGCGCCTCGGTCGTCCTCTCGGTCCTCACGCTCCAGTTCACTCCCATCGAGTACCGGCTGGAGATCGTTGGCCGGGTTTTCGACGCCCTGGAGCCGGGGGGCGCGTTCGTGCTGGTCGAGAAGGTCCTGGGGTCGGGCCCGGGCCTCAACCGCCTCTTCGTGGAGGAGTACCTCGCGCTCAAGGAGCGCAACGGCTACTCGCGTGAGGAGATCGACCGGAAGCGCTTCTCGCTGGAGGGCGTGCTGGTGCCGGTGACGGCCGCCTGGAACGAGGACATGCTCCGGGGCTGCGGATTCCGCTCCGTTGATTGCTTCTGGAGGCTGCTCAACTTCGCCGGCTGGATCGCGGTGAAGTGAGCGGCCGCACCATCGATGACCTCGACGCGGAGCAGGTCGAGAAACTGCTCTCCGCGGACCTGGCCAACATCGTCAGGAAGCTCCAGGCGGGCAAGACCCTCACCGCGCGCGAGAGGGCGGTCCTCGAGGAACGGCGCAGGAACCAAACCGCCGAGGCCCCGAGATGGGTGAAGGGATTCCGCGGGCTCGCCGACGTCCTGCCGTATTCCCGGGAGGCGTTCCGGCTGTGGGCGAAGATGCCCGGCGCGCCGAGGGCGAGGCCGGACAACTCCCAGGACGCGGCGGCCTGGGCGCGGTTCATCGAGGAGCGGGGCCTGGGCACCAGCAACAGCGCCAAGGAGCAGTTGCCCCGCCGCGAGGCGGAGATCGTGCGGCGCTACGAGATCCAAAACGAGCGCGCCGAGTTCGAGCTGGCCATCCGCCGCCGCGAGTACGTCACCCGCGCCGAGGTGGTGGAGAAGGTGTCCTTCGCTTGGGCCGAGGCCGCCCGCATCCTGCGCTCGCACCTGGTCGATGGCGCCAAGACCGAAGAGGAGCGCGCCCGCAACGAGATGGCGATCCGCCTCGCCTTCCAAGAACTCCATGAGATCGCACACGGCTACAGGTAGGAGGCGCGGGCCCGACCCGCTGCTCCACGCCATCTTCGACTGCGTGCCGGTCGTGGACGACCGCCCCATCTGGGAGTGGGCCGCGGAGCACATCACCGTCGGCGAGGAGATGTCCCACCCCGGAGCCTTCGACATATCCCTCCACCCCTACGCCAAGGAACCGCTGGAGGTGCTGCGCAACCGCACCGGGATCGAGGTCACCATCCAGGCCAGCGTCCAGAGCGTGAAATCCCTCATCGCCCAGGTGGCGCTGGCCTGGATGATCAAGCATCGCCCCGGACCGGCGCAATGGAACGCGCAGACCGACGACAAGGCCAAAGACTTCGCGGAGTTCCGCCTCATGCCGATGCTGGAGCGCTGCGAGCCGCTGCGCTGCTACTTCCCGGTCAACCGCCACAAGAAGCGGACCACCACGATCCTCTTCAACCACATGTTCCTGATCGTCCAGGGGGCCGCGACGCCCTCCAACCTCCAGAGCCTGTCGGTCGCCATCCAGGTCAACGACGAGGTCTGGCTCTACCCGCAGGGGCACCTCGAGCAGCTGCGCAAGCGCACGACGTCGTTCCGCTCCTCGCGGATCATCCTCAACCTCTCCACCGGCGCGGAGGAGGGCGACGAGGCCGACCTCGCGTGGTGCGACAGCGATCAGCGCGAGCTGGAGGTGCGGTGCCCCTGCTGCCGGGGATGGTTCGACTTCCGATGGGACAAGGACCCCAACCGCCCCGGCGGGATCGTGTGGGACGACAACGAGCGCACACGCAACCCGGACGGCTCGTGGCGCTGGCGCGAATTGCGGAAAACGGTGGCCTACGAGTGCCAGCACTGCGGGGAGCGGATGCCGTATTCGAAGGAACTCCAGAAGGACCTGCTGCGCGAATGGCGGTTCGAGCCCCGCAACCCCGACGCCCCGGAGGACCGGCCCGGCTTTCGCTGGAACGCGATGGCGCACATGGACTGGCGCGATCTGGTCGAGGAGTGGCACAAGGCGGTGGCGGCCTACCGGCGCGGGGACACGTCGCTGATCAGGGAGTTTCGCATGAAGCGCCTCGCCCAGACCTACGAGGACCGGGGCGAGGACTACCGCGTCGAGATTCGCAAGACAGGCTACCGGATGAACGCGGAGGGCGGGCCGCCCGCCTGGGAGAAGGAGGCCGCCATCGGCCGCAAGGGCTGGCCGGAGATGCCGCAGGAACCTTTGCCCGAGGACGCCACCGAGGAGCAGCGCAAAGAATGGGAGAAGGCCAGGCCCCTCGGGCCCTGCCGCGCCGCCTTCATCGACGTGCAGCAGGTCTGCTTCTACGTGGTCGTCCGCTCATTCGCCATGGACGGCAGCTCGCGGGCGATCTGGATGGAGCGGGCCCACACCCTTGAGGACTGCGACCTGATCGTGGGGCGCTTCGGCATCCTGCCGTCGCTCGTGTTCATCGACGCCGGCGACCAGCGGGGCTACGACGTGTTCCGCTGGTGCGCGGAGCGGGGATGGACCGCGCTCATCGGCGACGGCCGCAACACCTGGGCGCACAAGCAGAGGAACAGGGGCCGCAAGCGGGTCCACGTGGATCCGATCTTCCGGCCATGGTCGCCGGTGCGGAAGGTCTCGATGGGCCGGGGCCGCGTCGCCCGCCAGTTTTACTGGTCCAACCTCGCGATGAAGGACGCCCTCGACCGGCTCCGCCGCAACCAGGACCCCTCACAGGGCGCGACATGGGAGATCCCCGACGACGCCCCCGAGGAATACTTCGAGCACATGGAGAGCGAGCGCCGCGAAAAGCACGCGGGCCAGTGGCGATGGGTGCAGATCGGCAAGCGCCCCAACCACTACTGGGATTGCGAGGCGATGGCCGTGGCGGCGGGGCACATGCTGAGGCTCTTGGGGAGGGAGGCGGTGGAAGCGGTCGGGAACGATTAGCGGGTCACCGCTTCCGGCGGCGTAGGGTTACCGCACCGATGAGCATCGCGGTGAGGCCGATGATGCGACCCTGTCTCGGTTCTGGAATGAACACGCGCTCGATCAACAGATTCGATCCGAAAGCCGAGCCTGACCTCCATGCCCAGTCCACCATCCGAACGGTGTCCCCGAACTGAGTTGGGGGTGCCCATGACTCCCCGAGCCGAAGAGTGCTGTCGCTGTCGGTGAAATATGCCCACATGAAGGAAGGCCCCGAGGCACTCTCCAAGTGGGCATCGAACCATATCTCGGCCCGGAAGCTCGGAGTCGGTTTGATGCTGTCGATGGCAGAGACATCCCACGTTTTGGTTCCGAAGGAGATGTCCATGTCGATGATCGCGGCAGCACCATACCCGTAGAAGTCCGACGCGTAGAGGTCGTCGCCATCGATGGTTCCCGCCGGGATTACGAGGGGGACGTTGGAAGTGTCGAGGGTGATTGACCCCTTGAAAGGAAGGTTCGTGCCATTGAGGCCGAAGACGGGATACCGATCAAGATCGTCGGTGTCGATCGCGACACTGAAGTCAACCCGTACCAGGGCGGCGTTGGACAACAGGGGGCACAGCACCAGGACGGCAAGAAGGAATCGCGCCAGTGCCGGTCCCAAGAGGGGAGCAACTTGCCAGGCGGCAATGGGAAGTGCAGTCCGAGGTGGCTCGGTGCGGGGCCGCATTAGCGCTCGTGTTCTGGAGTTCATCCCAACCGCGGCGAGGCTATTGCGCGGGGATCTCGGTTGCAAGTTGAGACCGTGCGGGCGAGGCGACGGCGGTCCCGGTCGGTGCATGCCAGGCTACCGGGGCGAGAGGCGGTGGAGGGGGCGCGGGGGGCCGGGCTGAACGCCCGTCAGTTGGCCTCGCCGGCCTCTTGCAGCTTGCGCCAGACGGCCTCGATGATCTTCATGGAGCAGCCATCGGCGTCCGCGCAGCCGCTGGACTGAAGGAGGGCCGTGTTGCCGCCCCAGAGCCCGAAACTGTTGCGGATCCCGGCCCCCAGCCCGAGATGGAACGTTATCAGGTCCTCCTCGGACGCCTGGTGGATCTCGTGCCGGGCCTTGGCGTCGAGGGCCGCGATGATCTTCTCGGCCGCCTCCGCGACGGTCGCGGGCCAGTCTGGGTTCTCGGGCAGCATGGTTGGGCCGGATCGATCGTGGCGGGCGCGGCGCGGTCAGGTCAAGGCCTTCTGCCCGGATGCGGGGGCGCCACGGATTGACACCCCCCACCGGGTGTCATGGCGCAGGGTCTCTTCACCACCGGTTTCACCGTCGCGGAGGTGCGGGCGATCCAGGAGAAGGCGAAGCAACTGGTCCTAGAGCAGAAGACCATCATGCAGTGGGGGGAGGGGGGCACCTCGGCGCAGAAGCAGTTTTCCATGCCCCCCGAGAAGGTCCTAGAGGAGTGCCGGTACGCGCTTCGGCGGCTCGACCCCGAGACCTACGGCCGGAACATCACCCGGACGCGGGTGTCCTTCGAGGAAGCATGAACCCGGTCGATTTCCAGAGGGCATGGAGGAACGGCGTCAGCCGCTCCGCGCTTTGGGACGCGGGGGACTGGGGCAGGTGGCGCGATCGTTCGTCGTGGCGCATCGAGACCAAGGACACCTGGCGGCACATCGATTCGTACACCTTCGCCAGGATCGTGTCGGACTCGCAGCGGTTGTTCGCCAACCTAGGGATCGTCAAGGGCGCGGCGCTGGAGAAGGCCGACTACGCCTTCGGCACCGCCTGGCAGCCGCGGTTCCTGGGCACGGACCGGAAGTGGGGCGAGCGGGCGGGGGCGATGCTCGCCGACTGGCACCGCTCCTGCAACGTGCTGGGCTACCCGTTCGGCTGGAACAAGGGCCTGGCGCTCGCCTCGCTCTGCATGGACCGGGACGGGCGGAGCTTCGCCTACACCTTCCGCACCGAGGGCGGCTACCCGCTGGTGCAGTTCATCCCCGGCCACCGGATCGCCAGCCGCCGGTCCGGGGAGATCAAGGACGGCAAGTACCGGGGCATGATCTCGACCAACGGGGTCATCATGACCGGCTACGGCCGCCCGGTCGCCTATGAGATGCCGGCCACCCGGAAGGACGAGGACCGGGTCATCGGGCGGGACCGGATGATGCAGGTCTTCGACCCGGAGTGGTGGGACGGGGGCACGGGGCTTCCGGCCATCACGCACGCGGTCCTCGACCTGCACGACCTCAAAGACACGCAGGATTTCGAGAAGCTCGCGATCAAGGCCGCCAGCGCGATCTCGCTGTTGGAATACAACGAGGCGGGCAACGCGCCCGACCCAGAGGAGGAGGGTTCGCCGGTGGTGACGTCCAGGGCCGCCGACGGCGGGATGGTCCACTACGAGACGATGCTCGGCGGGCTGGTGCGCTACTTCCGGTCCAACAGTGGGTCGAAACTCGAATCCTTCATCTCCTCCCGGCCGCCGGAGACCTGGCACCGCTTCGTCGAGTACATCCTTCGCTGCTGCTTCGCTGGGCTGCGCTGGCCCATCGAGATCGCCTGGGACGCGAGCAAGATCGGCGGGGCGACGGTGAGGCTGGTGCGCAACAAGGCGGTGGCGGCGGTGCGCTGTCGCCAGGACCTGCTCGCGCCCCTTGCGCTGCGGCTGGACGCCTTCGCGGTGGGCAGCTTCATCGATGCCGGGTGGCTGGACTTCGACCCGGAGTGGTATAAGTGGGGCCACACCCGGCCTGCGGAGATCACCGTGGATGAGGGCCGCGACGCCCAGAACTTTGAGCGCCTTTACCGCATCGGCGCCAAGAACCTCTCTGATTGGTTGGGTCCGGCGGGCAAGGGCCTCGAGGACCATCTCCGCGAGCGGGCCCGCGAGGCCAAGCTCAAGGAGCAGATCGCGATCGAGGAGGGGGTCGATGCCTCGGTCTTCACCGCGCCGGTCAACGGCGGGGCGGCGGCTGAGCCATCGGGGGATGACAAGTCCGCCAAGGGGGAGGAGGACGAGGATGATTCCGGGAAGTGAACTATCGGGCGCGGCGTGGAAGCTCGGGGCCCACCCGTGGGCGCTGCACGCCAGCGGCCAGCCGAGGGTTGAGGAGATGGCGCGGGTGCTCTCCAAGGCCAAGGGGAAGGCACCGACCCACCGCGCATCGCTGAAGGCCGAGATGCGGCCAGGCGGGATCGCGCGGCTGCCGATCGTGGGCGTGCTGGCGAAGGACGCCTCGTGGTGGCCGGACACCGCCTATGACGAGATCATCGTCGCGGCCCGCGCGTTGCGCGAGGACCCGAACGTGGCGGGCGTGCTGCTGGACATCGACTCGCCGGGGGGCTCGACCCTTGGCGCGCTGGAGGCAGCCCAGGAGATCGCGACGTTGGCCGGGGAGAAGCACGTGCTCGCCTACACCGACCAGATGATGGCCAGCGCCGCCTACTTCCTCGCCGCCGGCGCGGGCGCCATCGGAAGCTCCATGACCGCCTACACTGGCAGCATCGGCACCTTCACCTTCTTCGCGGACATGTCGGGCTGGCTGGCCGACGCCGGGATCCGCGTCGAGGCGTTCCACAACCGGGAGGGGGACCTCAAGACCACCTGGCTGCCGTGGACGGGCCTCACCGACGACCAGCGCGCCTCGATCCAGGATGCGGTGGAGAAGAGCCACGCGAAATTCGAGGGCCACGTCGCCGCGCACCGGCAGCTGGCCCCCGGCACGATGCGGGGCCAGGTGTTCCTCGGCGACGAGGCCCGCGACCGGGGCGCGATCGATTTCATCGGGGGCCGGGAGGACGCCGAGGCGGCGCTCCTGGAGATGGTGCGCGGTTGACACCCCGCCGGGATCAACATGAAGCAGCCCATCCCCACGATCCTGTGCCTGTTGCTCGCGGTCCCGCTCTTTGGCGCGGGCGAGTTCTCCAAGAAGGGTTCCGACTACGGCGCGAGCCGGGTGTCCTACGCGGTGATCCCCGCGGGCTCCAAGCCGCGCGTCACCTACGCCAACGTCACCGCCGACACCAACGCGGCCACCCTGACTTTCTTCGCGGCCGCCGATGGCGTGCTGCTGGCCGCCACCGAGGGGATCGCGGGGACCTGCGCGGTGGCCAACGCCTCCTACGGGCTGACCAACGGGGATTCGGTCGTCTCCCGGGACGTGAGCGCGGAGGCCTACGAATTGCATTCGGTCGCCGCAGCCGACACCAACTACGTCGTGCTGAGTCCCGCGCCGGGCGCATCGCTGGCCGCGGGGGACATCCTCTACGAGGTGGCGGCCGACATCGTCCTGCCGTGCGGCTCGGCGAGCAACGAGACCCGCCACGTCGAGATCGGGCCGGGGCTGCTCGCTGTGGGGCAGGCGCAGAAGCCGCTGCTCGTGCAGCTGACCGGGCACACCAATTCGGTCGCCAACCTCAACGTCGTCTCCGGCCAGCGGGAGTGACCGATTCGGAGAAAGGGAGCGAAGCCACATGAACTTCCAGCAATTTCTGGCCGAACTGAAGAACCTCATCACCGGGGGCAAGCAGCTGCAGCAGGTGAGCGCCGACCTCGATGCCGCGCGGACCGAGAACGCCGCGCTGACCGCGAGGGCCGAGGCCGCCGAGGGCGAGCGCGACGCGCTCAAATCTGAGAACGAGAGGCTCAAGGGCGAGAAGGCCCAGGCGGAGCAGGATCGCGACGCGGCGCGGGCCGCCAAGGAGAAGGCCGAGAAGGAGAAGGCCGAGTCCGAGAAGACGCTTCCCCTCCGCGCGAGCCAGGGGGCCGCGAAGATCGTGGCCGACGCCACCGGCGATCCGCTGGCGGTCGGGGCGGGCGAGGCGATCAGCCCCACCGGGGCGCTCTCGGGCGGGTCGCTGGAGGCCGCCTGGAGCGAGGCGAAGAAAGATCCGGTCAGGAAGGCCGAGTTCATGCGGGAGCGCCGGGACGACATCCGGGCGTTCCTGGGCGAGTCCGGGCGGAACTGACGCGGGGGAAACAAGGAAGGGACAACCGATATGCCGTTCAACGTAGCCGACGACCTGAAGATCCACACGATCCTGGAGGGCGCCATGGAGGCGTTCAAGAGGATCATCCTGCCGCTGCGGCTCTTCTCGACCAAGTTCGAGAACGTGCCTCTCAAGGGCACCGACACCGTGCACGTGCCCTACTACCCGCTGGCGACCTCCGCGAGCAAGGACTTCGACGATGAGGACGGGTACGAGGCCGAGGAGGACGGCGACATCGAGACCCGGCCGGTGAAGATCGACAAGCGCAAGTACCAGTCCATGGCGATCAAGAGCCGGACCTGGAACCGGATGCCGATGATCGACTTCGAGAAGCTGGGCCGAAACAAGGGCCGCAAGCTCGCCGAGGATGTCATCAAGGACATCTTCTCGATCGTGAAGGCCGCGGACTTCGGCGCGCCGGTGGTCAACGTCTCCCCCGACGAGTTCGACTTCCTGGAGGTGCTGGAGGCCAGCAAGGCGAGCAACGACCTCATGTGGCCAGAGACGGGCCGGGGGATGGTGCTCAACAACGACTTTGACCACTACCTCAAGGCCGATCCCCAGGCGCGGTTCGCGGGCAACTCCGGCGACACGCGCGTCTGGCGCGACGCGAGCCTGGGCGCGCGGGTGGGCGGCTTCGACTACGAGCGGGCCCCGATCCTGCCGGACAACGGCGAGAACCTCGCTGGCTTCATCTGCTTCCCCAGCGCCGTTCTGGTCGGGCAGGCCCCCATCGAGCCCGAGCCCAGCGTGCGGGAGCAGCTCACCGCCTACGAGATCTACACCGACCCCGACTCCGGCCTGACCCTGGAGTACCGGGCGTGGGGCGATCCGGGCAAGGACACCGGCAAGCGGGTCATCGAGTGCAACTACGGTTTCGGCATCGGCGAGAAAGAGGCGCTGCGCCGGTTCACGAGGGCGGCGTGATGAATCAGGGCGTCACCATCGGCTATGGCGAGGCGGGCCCGCGCGTGCTGGTCGGGCCCGAGGTCCCCCTGCGCGAGCAGATCCGCGCCGCCAAGAGGCTCCAGGCGGAGGATGCCGCCGGCATCGAGCGGATCGAGGTCTGGGGCCGGGACAATGGGCTGATCAAGCGAAGGCGACTCCGGGGCAGGGAGTCGGTTGCGGTCGTTGCGACCGAGGTCCCGGGCGACGAGGTCGCCCCGGATCAGGCGCCACCCGAAACCCTCGACGAGGATTCTCCGGTCGCGGATCCCGCGCCGAGGCGCAAGGGCGTCCGAAAGCCCCGGTGACCCATTCCCATGGCGACGCTGGCCGATGAGGTCGCCTCCGACATGGCCCGTCTCCTGGGCGAGGAGGGCAGGGGCGTGGCGGTGGCGTGGGGGCAGAGGCGATTCCGCGCGCTCATCGGCAATCCCGCGGTCGAGTTTGGGCTCGTGGCCGGCGGCTTTGACCCCTCCTCGGGCGTCATGATGAAGGCGCTGCGCGATGAGATCGGGTTGCCGCTGCCGACGCGCGGCGATCGGCTCACCGCCGACGGCAAGAGCTACAAGGTGACGGGCGTGGCGGACAACTCGAACTGGCCCGTCGTCACCATCCACGCGGAGTTGATCACGTGACCGACCCCTGCGACGCGGTGGAGGAGAGGCTGAAGGCGGTCCTCGATGAAGCTGGGACGGGGATCCCGGTTGCCTGCGTCGATTCCGACGAGGACGCGCCCGACACCCGCATCGTGGCGATGGTCGATGGCGCGGCGGAGGATGACAAGCGGCCGGGGCGGTGGCTCCTTTCCTGCCGGGTGGACGTGATGATGGAGGCCGAGAAGATCAACAGCCCGGAGGCCCTGGCCGACGCGTGGGGAAAGGTCCTGCGGAAACTCCGCGACTCGGCGCTGCCAGACATGCTCTCGGGGCCGAGGGCGAGGGTGTTCGGGGTTGCCGACTTCGACATCGAGCGATCCCGGACCCGTCACGAGTGGGTGAGGACGCTGAAATTCAAGGTCTGGGCGGCGGCGCTGGACGCCTGAGGATTGACACGCGGGGTGAGTCATGGCGGCAAAGGTCATCACTGCGGCGAACGTCCTGGCGGGGAGCAACGGCAAAAAGAAGGACATCATCTTTGGGGAGGCGGTCACGGCGGGCATGCCCCTGTACCGCAAGGCGGCGGATGGGCGGTACTACAAGGCGGACGCCAACAGCGCGACGGCCTACGCCGCCGAGGGCATCGCGCTCAACGGCGGCGCGGCGGGCCAGCCGGGCTTCCTGGTCTACGACGACGACGACTTCACCCCCGGCTGCGCGCTGAGCGTGGGGGAGATCCTCGTGGTCGGCGCGGACGCGGCGGGGGACATCGCCCCGAGCACGGACCTGGCGGAGGGCTGGTACCCGACGATCCTGGGCGTGGCCAAGAGCGCGACCAAGATGGTGCTCAAGCCGGTGGCCGCGGGCGTCGCTATCCCGGCGGCGTAACGTGGCGTCTGACGTTTCCTTCGAGGTGGACCTGACCGACTGGGACCGGACGGTCCGGGACATCGAGGCCGAGCACGACGACTTCTCCGGCAAGACGTTCGAGAAATATGCCCGCGGACTCTTCCGGCGCGTGCTGGGCGTGATCCCTCCGTCCTCGGCAGGCGCGGCCAGGCGCGGGATCCGGCGCGACTACGCCTACGGGTACCCGCGCGGGGCGAGACTCAACCGATACCTGCGCGAGATGAAGAGACCGCTGCGCACCGCCTTCTGGTCCGCCTACTTCCGGGGCGACATCCGGGCGATGCGGGAGATCCTGAAGAAAGGCGGCTCCCGGCTGGCCGGGGTGACGATCACTCCGTTTGATCAGGGCCGCGCGATGCGCGGATATAAGCGCCACAGCTGGAGACCACCGCCACCGCTGCGGATCGTCATGAATCCGGAGGCCGTCGAGGCGCATGTGAAGGAATTGGAGGGCCACGTCGGCAAGCTCAAGAGCGCGCTGATCCCGGCGCTCAAGAAGCTCTCGATCGCATTCGCCGCCTACGTCGCCCAGCACGGCGGGGGCCGCGGGCGATTCGCGATGGACCTTCGGCGAGACCTCAAGTTCTTCGATTGGGTGGGGAAGGGTTCTGACTACAATCCGGAACTCATCGCGATCCTGAATCGCGCGATCCAGACCGCCGCCCACTTCCATGTCGAGGGGATGCGGAAGGAACTGGCGGGCTTTCGCCCGGAGAAGAAGTCCCGAGGTTCCCGCCGGCGTTGACACGCGCCGGGGGATATGGCGGATGCTTTCGACAAGCACGGTTCCCTCGCGGTCACGATGGGCCTCAAGGCGGCCCTCAAGGCGATGTCCGACGACATCGGCATCGAGGTCAATTCCGTGGACCGGGCCCGCGAGCCCGAGGCCCAGGCAGAGGCCGTGGACCGCGACGGGGAGACCGCCGCCCTCGGCCAGCAGAAGCCGGACCGGTGGAAGCGCAACTACGACGTGCAGGGCCTGCTCACCGACGAGGCGAAGTTCGACGCGCTGGGCACGGTGACGGTGGACGGGATCAAGTACATCGTCACCAACAAGAAGATCGGCGACAAGGTCCGCGATTTCGAGGAGGCCTCCTGCACGCTGGTCGCCTTCAAGAAGATCACCTGACGATGGGCCATGGCGCTCCAATCCCTCGTGGCGGGTCGGCTGGCGGCGGCGTTCCTGCTGCCCTGTGACGGGCACCGGATCTTCGGGCGCGATCTGAAACCCTTCTGCGCAGCGCACTCGGTGGCGCTGCGGGCGATCGACAACCCTCTCCCCTGGACGCCATCGGCGGCGACGCTCCCGGATCTCGTGGGGGCGGCGAAGGTCTGCGCGTGCGGGTCGTTCGAGGAACTCTGGTCCATCGATTGGCGGAGGCCCGACAGGCGGGACATCGCCGCGATCCGCCGCATGGCGCTTTCGCCCAGGTCGGTCCACCGCGCGCGGCTGGCGTGGGCGAACTACCGCGAGGACTCTGTCGTGGTGCCCGAGCTCAAGGAGCGGGCCAAGGAGGGCAAGCCCTGCACCACGCCCTTCCACCTCGGAATGGTGACGGCCGTCGCGAGGGCCTTCGGCAAGGACCCCGAGTGGGCGTGGTTCCTGCGCTACGGGCAGCTCCTGCATTACGCCGCCGCGTTGAATGAAGGCGAGTACGGCTGCCGGTGGGTGACGGAGGCCGAGGAGGAGCAGATCGCCTCGCTGGAGGCCCGCGGGATCACCGGGACGCGGCGGGGCGGGCTGCCCGAGGGGGCGAAGGTGGTCAGGAGGAAGCGCCGTGGCTGATCTGGTCACCAGGTCGCGCCTGGACGACTCCGACTTCAACCGGGGCCTGGCCCGGATGCGGAAGGAGGCCCGCGACTTCAACAAGAAGCTGGGCTCGGAGTTCTCCAAGGTCTTTTCCGGCGCGGCGGTGGGCGCGGGGATCGCCTCGGCGCTCTACGCGGTCGGGCGCGCCGTCACAAGCGCGGTGGCCGACGCCGACAGGGTGAGCGACCTGGCCGAGACCTTGCGCGAGATGCCCTCCGATCTCGTGAAGGTCGGCGGCGCGGCGAGTCTCATGGGTGCGGACTTCGATGCGGTGGTCAAGGCGGCGGTGAAGTTGCGCGTGAACCTGGGCAAGGCCGCCGAGGGCGGCAGGGAGCAGGCCGAGGCGCTCAAGATCATGGGCCTGAGCGGGCGGGATCTTTCCCGGATGGACCTGCCCGACATGATCGTGGCGCTGGCGGGCGGCTACCAGCGGGCCGAGGCCAACGGTCGCGGGTTCCTGGTCGTCCAGGACCTTCTCTCGCGCGGCGGGACGGAGCTGGTGAACCTCCTGCAGCGCAGCCCGGAGGAGTTGCGCGAGCTATTCGCCTCGATCAAGCCCGCCAGCGATGCCGCGCTGATGGGCATGGGTGTGGTGGCCGACCAGTGGAACCTGATGCTCCAGAACATGAAGTCGCGGTTCCAGGACTGGGTCTGGAGCACCTACGCGGGATGGCGGAAATTCGCCGCGAGCCTCAAGGCCAGCGAGGAGGTGGGGGCGGCGGCGAGGGAGCGGTTCGCCGCAGAGAAGGATTCGGGGATCATCCCGGAGGGCCTGGACAAGCGGGGGAGGGTCGCCGTCGAGCGGGCGCTCTACCAGAAGATCCACGGCGAGGAGATGGCCAAGTGGATGGGGGCCAACGCCGAGGACGCGGGCTTCATGACCGAGGGGGCGAACTACCGGCCCAAGGGCATGATCGACCGATCGAAGGGCGCGCTGGCGGAGGGCGGGGCCGGGGACGACGAGAAGCGCCGCAAGGGGATCGAGCGGCTCACCGATGCCTACTGGAGGGCGAAGGAGGCCAGGGACGCCGCCAACCGCACCGACGAACAGAACCTCGAGAACCTCCTGGGCAAGCTGGCCGAGCTGCGCAACCGGATCGCTCGTGGCAACGCCGACCAGGAGGAGACGATCAGGCTCCGCACCGAGGAGCAGGGGCTCCTCAAGGAGATCGAGGACCTCGGCCGCAAGATCGCCGAGCAGAAGAGGCGCGAGGAGGAGGAAGCCGGGCGGGAGAAGGAGAGGGAGGCGAAGCTCCGCGAGGACCGGATGGGGGAGGCCGCCAAGGTGCGGGAACTGGCGCTGGAGGTGGCCATCGCGGAGTTGAAGGCCGACGGGAAGGAGCACGCCGTCGAGGAGGCGCGGCTTCGCGTTGCGGCGGCCGAGAAGGAGTTGGAGATGGCGCGGGGCAGCAGGCGGGAGGCGGAGGCCTACGTCGCCCTCATGGCGGCCCGCGCCAACCTCGCGCAAGCATCTGCAGGCCCTGGGGGCAAATCGAAGAACGAGCGCATCGAGGAGTACATGCGCGACGGCATGACCGCCGGGGAGGCCAAGAAGAAGGTCCGGGGGGAGGACAAGGACGCGCGGAAGGCCGAGGCCCGGATCAGCGCTTTCCGGAAGGGCGCCACCGAGGAGGCCGACATGGTGAGCGGGCGCGACGGCGGGCGGCAGTACATGGACTCCCACCGCAACGTCGCGGGGGCCGGGGCGTTCAACTCCGGGGCCTGGGAGAGCGGCAGCTACGCGCAGTCGGTGGCCGACGCTGCGGCCGGCAAGGGCGCGGAGGGCGCCAGCGGCGGGGATGCCAACGGCATCGGGCAACTGCTCCAGGCGGTCAACGAGCTCAAGGCGGCCATCGTCGCGGCCAGCGGGGGAGGCGAGTGATGGGCGACGATTCCAACGAATCCGATCGCGGTGCCTACGTCGTCTACGGCCAGCACCGGGGACTGGTCTTCACGGGCGAGGTGTCCCACGTCCGCAGCGCGACGGGCCGGGAGCACCGCGAGGAGGTCTACGAATCCTTCGACGCCAATCCCTATCGGCTGATCCACCGGGAGGGGACGAGGCACCGTCGATTCCCGAAGCTGCGGCTCTCGGAGAACCGGGTCAACGAGTCGCGGCTGGGCAAGAGCCGCATCACGATGGTCTACGACGACCTCTGGGCCTACCAGACCATGCGCTTCTCGCGCTACCCGCGCGGGCTGGTCGAGACCGGCTCATCGCTCCAGTCCGGGAGTTTCACGGTGAAGATGAACGCCTCCAGCGGCATCTGGATCTCGCAGGCGGAGTTCAGCGTGACGGTCCACTACTACGCCCCCACCAAGAAGTACCGGTACTACTCGGGGCTTCCCCACAGCGAGACCCGCAGCGCGGGCGCGCCGCCGCGCCTCTTCAACGTCGAGATCCTCAAGGTGGACGTCGGCCAGACCGGGGCGATCCTGGCGCGCTACGGCTTCAACACCTCGATGATCAACCCGCCCTTCCGGTGGCGGCGCACCGGGAGCCGGTCGGGGGAATCGGGCGGCTTCTGGACGCAGGAGGAGGAGTGGGCGCAGATGATGGACCCCTGGTACGTGTGCTACATCACCGGCGGGGACGGCGGGCAGCAGAAGGACGGGGCGGGCGACACCGCCTACTGGGAGTGATATGGGCGAGGACCTCAAGAGCCAGAAGCCGCGGTTCCACGTCGCGTTCCTCAAGGCGCTCAAAGACGCGATCCTGCGGCGCAAGCGGGTCCGCTTCGGGGACGGCTTCGTGGTGACCGAGACCGAGGACGAGATCTTGGTGAGCTTGAAGAAGTGAGCCGTTGACAGGGGAGGCAGTGGTAGATGCCCGAGCCGTCCAACATCGCCCGCGCGGTGCTCAACTCCTCCAACGGGAGGTGGTACAAGTACGAGCGGGAGGGCGACCGGCTCAAGGCCCTTGACCCCGACGGGCTAATCCTGCGGCCGGCGGGCTCCGGGGCCAACGCCATCGACGTGTACCGCGTCACCGACGAGCGCGGCGACTTCAAGGCGATGGTCGCCACCGCGGAGAAACCCGCCACCCTCAAGGTCTGGGCCAAGGATCCGGAGAGCGACAACCTCTCCCTCGTCGAGGCGGTCTCCTGCACGGCCTTCGCCGAGAACCGCTGCCGCTTCGTGCTGGCCGCGGACTACGCGACCTTCGGAAACCGGGCCGCGCGGCTGGACTTCCTCGACGGCACGGCGGGCACCATCACCGCTAGCTACGACGAGATCACCCTCTGGGAATGGCAGGAGGACCAGACCTACCAGGGCCAGCGGATCGGGACGTTCCAGACGCTGGCGGCCGTCATCGAGAACCTCGACGACAAGCGAGTGGTCTTCGAGTCCTCCGATCCCTCGATCTGCCGCATCGAGCGCGGGGGCGCGGTGAGCGACTACCAGAGGGTGCTCAACGCCCCCCAGCAGACCGACCAGTACTGCGTCATCATCGGGGTCAAGTCGGGCGAGTGCCAGGTCGTCTGCCGGAGCGTGGCCGACCCGAGCCTCGAGGATTCCGTGACGGTCACTGTGGCCACCCATCCCGACGACGTGCCGAAGGTGATCGGGGGCGACCTCGCCCAGGAGCTGACCGGCGCCCTGCACAACATGCGCTGCCCGGTATCGCTTCCCGCGAGAACGCTGCGGCCCATCGGCACCCCGCACACCTACACCGAGCAGTGGAACGCGGACTATCTGGTGTCGGGCGGCGGATACGATGAGCCGTGCACGTTCTGGTCGCGCAGCATCCAGATCCCCGGATCGGAGACCGACGTGTTCGACATCGACCTGAATTTCGCGGGCACCGTGCTCGCGCAGAACCCTCCCCCGTGGAACACGTACAACAGCTACGGCAGGCCGCGATTCGTGCTCGCGATCGGGCTGGTCGAGGCCGGGACGCTCGGCCGGCCCGTGGCGCACCAGGTCAACTACATCAGCACCGAGTATTGGGATCACCTCGGCGAACTCTACGGGCTCTTGGATCACATGGGGTGCGCCGGGGCGCGCGTGGTCAACAACTACTACGTCTACGGGGCATCCAATAACGGGATCGTGACGATCGACAACGACATCGCGTTCCACGCCAGCGGGGGCGACACGATCGTGATCGGGTGGTACCTGGCGCCATCGACATACGAGGTCTACGACAGCGCGAGCCTGGCGCAGTTGCCGAACGGGACGTGGCACGCGCTGCTGACGGTCAACTCCATCACCCACCGCCCGCACGGGGAGGCGGCATGAGGCGTCTCAAACCGGGACCGAGGCCGAGGGGCGAGCGGGCGGAGTCCGACGTGACCGACGCGGGGGCGTGGCTCCAGCTCTATAACGGGGCCGTGGCGGCGAACAAGGCCCACGGCGAGGCGGCGTCCGCCGCCGACCTGGGGATGATGGCCTTCAGGAGGCGGTTCCCGACGGCCGCGGGCGCGGCGGCGGTGCGCGAGGCGCGGGCGAAACGGATCGAGCGGATAGAGCAGGAGATGAAGGCCAAGGAGGGCGGCGGCTGATGCCCTTCTCCGGACAGATCCCGGCCCTGTTCCTGGAGGGCGCGAGCGGCTCCTCGGTGCTGGAGGTATTTGCCAGGAACCTCTTCGCCAACCTCGACACCGGCGAGGTCTATCTCCGTTCCGGCGACCGCTCCCCGATCCTGCTCTGGCCGGCGAAGCGCGGGGACCAGATTCCGGTGCAGATCCGCTTCGTCAACGAGGAGCTGGACGGGGCGGACGAGCTGATCGCCCTGCCGGAGGGGTGGGGGATCGCGGTGGAGGGCCACCTGGTCGTCGGGGGCGTGGCGCAGTACGGCGGCCCGGTCATGATCCGCCAGACGGTCTGGGCCCAGGAGGACGCCGGCACCGACCCGCACTACGACGCGGTGATCGACTTCGAGACGGTGGGCATCAACGCGGCCATCGGCAAGGGGACGGGGGCGGAACTGCCGTACATCGACATCGAATTGGACATCGAGGTCACCGTGGGCGGCCAAAAGCTCTCGTCGATGAACCTCAAGTGCCGCGTCTACAACGACCACGCGCGCGGCGAGTCCGAGACCCCGGCTCAGCTCGGCTACATCGGCAACGGCCTGCAGCACGGCTTCTGGATCACGGGCCTGACCGGCGGGGCGAGCACCGACTTGGACGGCCAGCCGACCGCGCACCTGGAGTACGGCAGGCCGCTCTTGATCGTCGATGTCGGGGAGGGGCCGCCCTCGCTGTACAAATACATCGAGGACCCCGATCCGGGGGTGACGGTCTGCGATGGGGTGAATCTGATCAAGCCCACGGATTACGACGCCGCGAGTAGTCGTGGACTCTGGGCGCTGAGGGAGTGACGATGCGCAGGGAACTCCTCTTCTTGGCCGCGGGGATGGCGGTGCTGGCGCTCACCGCGCAGTCGATCAACTGGCGCGGGGTGAGCGTGAATACGGCGACGGGCATCGCCAACGTCACCAACATCGGGCTGCGGGGGACCGTGACGGCGAGCAACTTCGTGGGCAAGGGGGACGGGCTCACCGGCGTGGCCAAGCCGGAGACCAACTGGTGGGCGGTTTTCACCATCGAGGACCCGGAAGCGCTCAAGGCCGACGGCTACCCGCGTTGGAGCGACATCACGCTCAAATGCTGGACCAACGGGCCGATCCACTTCGGCGGGCACAACCCGGTCTTCTGCTACACCAGTTGGTCTCCGGCTTG